AAGAAAGGCCTAAAGACACTCTACTATTGCAGAAGTGAAAAGATAGGTAAAGCAGATAAAGTATCAAAACGAATTGAAAGACAAGTAATTAAAGAACTAGACATGACACAAATTGCACAAGGGAATGATTGTATTGCTTGTGAGGGATAATGAAAACTATTGCTATATTCATGCATCAGCCATATTGCTCGGTGCAATCGGGCAATGGTATAATTAAAGCGTTAACACCATATTATAGGTTTAAAATATTTACTAAACATGAACTTGAAACCAACTTTTTTGATGACGTTGATATGGTCTGTGTACCTGGTGGATTTGGTGATGCTAGTAAGTTTGATATGTGCTTTGCCAATAACACTGATCGCATCACCAGATTTGTACAATCAGGTGGTAAGTATCTCGGAATATGCATGGGCGGTTATTGGGCCAGCTCATATTATTTTAATTTTTTATCTGATGACTGTAACGCCGTACAATACATCAAAAGACCAGACACAGACACAAAACGACCACATGCTAAACATTTGCAAGTATTGTGGGAAGACCAATTAGAGAGAATGTATTTCTATGATGGTTGTGCAATTGTTGGTGATGAAAGTAAATTTGAAACAGTAGCAAGATATATGAATGGCGACCCTATGGCCGTTATACAAAATAACATAGGTATAATTGGGTGTCATCCCGAAAGCGAAGTCCACTGGTATGATTCTTATAGTTGGATGAAAGGAAAATATCATGACGGCAGACACCACAAATTATTATTAAATTTTGTAAATAGATTAATGGAGAAATAGTATGATTGGCGAAATTATCATGTGGGGATTTTTTTCTGCGTGGGGTTGGTTTGGTGCTTCATACATCAAAGATAAAATCTGGCCAGACAATCCTCCAGCAGTAGAACAGAAAAAAGAAGAAAAGACGGAGAAATAAAATAACGAAAGCAAAACATGGCACATTTAGTTGCAAATATACCACCAGTACATTGTTATATTCGTAAAGAGTTTCTTTATGACTTTGAGAAAGGTCATGGAGAATATGAACCTTGTATATGGGTATCAATTAAAAGTATTCGTAGTCAAGCATTTAGAATAGAAAGTTACTTACCAAACTATGGCGCACTTTATGACAAACTACCTCTCCATGCGTTCGTATCACGCACAGAGAATCTTGACCCTAAGAAGTTTTTACCTTTAGATACATTGCAAATCTGGGATTGTTTCAGTTATGATTTCACTGTTATACAAAAGGCTTTTCTGAGAAATCTTACAGCAAAGTTCTATGCTAAAGATAAACAATTTTATTCTGGTAATTATCTTTTCACTGTTGATCATTCTGCACCAGATTTGAATGTTATAGATACAAGTTATGCCGAGTGGCCTGAAGATCATAAAAGTTATAATTTTATTGAACTAGACAATGGGCAGTATGCTGCACAACCAAACAACCGTTGTTTGTTCTTGGATGCAGCAAGTAATCCAAAGCAACTGAAGTTTCCCGACTTTAAAGTTTGCACAAAAAAATATGTCGTTGAACAAAATCCAAAATGGGCTTTGGGAGACACAGAAACAGTAATGTACGAATAGAGGAAAAAAATAAATGATCAAAAAAGCATCACAACAAAAACTAACAGAAAATAGAAATTACTTTAAACCTTTTAATTACCCTTGGGCATATGAAGCATGGTTGAAACATGAACAATCACATTGGTTACATACTGAAGTCCCGATGCTTGAGGATGTCAAGGATTGGAAAAAGAAACTTACTGATTCTGAGAAAAATTTCCTCACTCATATATTCAGATTTTTTACTCAGGGTGACATTGATGTTGCAGGTGGCTATGTTAATAATTACCTACCTTATTTCCCTCAGCCTGAAGTGAGAATGATGTTAGCGGGCTTTGCTGCAAGAGAAGCATTACACATTGCTGCATATTCGCATTTAATTGAAACACTAGGCTTGCCTGAAACTACATACAATGAATTTTTAGAATATGAGGCTATGCGTGAAAAACATAATTACATCCTTGATATTAGCTCACAGAATAATAATGTTATTACTACTGCTACTAACATTGCAGTATTCTCTGCTTTTACCGAAGGGATGCAACTATTCAGTTCCTTTATCATGCTACTTAACTTTCCACGCCAAGGTAAGATGAAAGGCATGGGTCAGATTGTTACATGGTCAATCGTTGATGAAACACAACATGCTGAATCTATGATTAAGTTGTTCAGAACTTACATTGAAGAAAATAAAGAAATATGGAATGATCACTTAAAGTCTCAAATTTATAAAATTGCAGAAACGATGGTTGAACTTGAAGATAAGTTTATTGACCTTGCATTCAACACTGGAGGTATTGAAGGCTTATCTGCAAATGATGTAAAGATGTACATTCGATATATTGCGGATCGAAGATTAATTTCTCTTGGTCTAAAAGGTATCAATAAAGTCAAAAGAAATCCTCTACCTTGGGTAGAAGAAATGATTAATGCACCAACACACACCAACTTCTTTGAAAACAGAGCAACAGACTATGCAAAAGGTGCTCTAGCTGGTGATTGGGGTGATGTTTGGGCACACTAAGGAAATCAAATGAACGACAAAACAATAACAGCAGAATGTCATAGCTGCGAATCATCCTATCAAATCAACTATACAGAGGAATTTGTGTCTCAAGAATATCCAGAGCATTGCCCATTCTGCGGAGAACTCATCGAAGAAATTGAAGAAGAATATATAGAAGATGAGGACTCTGAAGATGATGAAGAATGGAATTAAATTGGAAATATAATAACGAAGATTTTACGGAAGACTTGATTGGTGATAATTACGGGTTCGTCTACGAGATCATAAATCTGACGAATAAAAGAAAATACATAGGCAAGAAATTTTTCTATTCTGCCAAAACCAAACAAGTCAAAGGTAAAAAGAAAAAAGTGAAAGTAGCTAGTGATTGGCAAACTTACTATGGTTCTAACGCAGAACTGCAAAATGATGTTATACTACACGGGAAAGAAAATTTCTCCCGTCAGATATTGCATTTGTGCAAATCAAAAGGCGAATGTGGATATTTGGAAGCAAAAGAGCAGTTTGTTCGTGGTGTAATGGAAAGCAATGACTATTACAACACATGGATAATGGTAAGAGTTAGAAAATCACATATTAAGGCGTACAATGCTAGAATTTCTGAGAGAACTGAAGAATGATCGGTTTGATGCAGTATTTTTTATGCCTGGACCAGAAGAAGATATGGTAAAAGTCGAGGCAGCAAAATATAAAATACCAGGAGAAGATGTCGATAGATGTGATCTGGGAAATATGTATCATATAGTACTATTCAAACAGGATAATGAAGGACATCCTATAGATCCTGATCTGTTTGAAGCTATCCTGATTGAACCTTTGGAATATATTTCTAGAGTTATAAACTGCGACTTTTATGGATTAGTTGCTAAAAAAACAACTACCTCCAGTGATTTCATCCAAAATATGTTTGACAAACTGAAAGAAATAGAGTAGACTGTAGTTTCCTAACTATAGAGTGTTATCATGATACTAATTGATCTAAATCAAGTTTTGCTATCTGGCATTATGGCACAACTCGCATCACAAAAAAATGTCAAGCTTGAAGAAGGTCTTATTCGTCATCTGGTATTAAATGTTCTAAGAACTCATACCAACAAGTTTAAAGAGTATGGCGAGATAGTGCTTTGTTGCGACAATCGTAATTATTGGCGTAAATCTATTTTTCCTTTCTACAAGGCTGGGCGCAAAAAAGCCAGAGAAAAGTCTGATCTCGATTGGCACCTCATATTTGATATTCTATCTAAACTAAAAGCAGAACTCAAAGAAAACTTTCCATACAAAGTAATTGATGTTGATGGTGCCGAAGCCGACGATATCATTGGCACACTTGTGCCTCGTCATATTATGCATGAAGATATTCTTATTATCTCCAGTGATGGTGATTTTCTTCAACTTCAAGCATATAATGCAAACGGTAAATACAAAGTGAAGCAGTATAATCCTGCAATGAAGAAATTTATTATTTCTGAAAATCCGGCAATTGATCTCAAAGAAAAAATCATCAAAGGCGACAAAGGCGATGGTATTCCTAATATACTGTCACCTTCGGATTGTTTCGTTTTAGATAAACGTCAGACACCTATCACAAAAGGCAAACTTGAAAAGTTTTTGGCTGAACATTACAGTGAATATGAATCCACTGCAAATACTGGCTTTACTAGAAATCAACTATTGATTGATCTGAGACTTATACCAGGCGATATAAAAGAAAAAATCATAAATACTTATGAAGAAACAAAACCAGCCCCAAGAAGTAAGTTATTAAATTACTTTATTGAATATAGACTTAAAAACTTGATGGATGTAATTGAGGAATTTTAATGAAAAATATATATGAAATATTTGATGAGTTTGAGGAAGCTAAAACAAAAGCAGATAGAAAAAAAATAATAGAGCAAAATCTTTCTCCTACTTTTGTAAAGGTATTAGAATATGCGTTTCATCCAGATTATAAATGGACAGTAAAAGAAGTACCAGATAATTATAGAGTTCCTGATACTTTACCTGGAGTCTCTTTTGCCCATCTTGGAACAGAACTTAGAAGAATTTATTTGTTTCAAGAAGGACACCCAACTGCACAAAACTTGAATGAACAAAGGAAGAATGAATTACTGATTCAACTTTTGGAATCTTTAGAACCAAGAGAAGCTGAAGTAATTATAGGAATAATGAAAAAAGACTTGGGTGTAAAAGGACTAACTTATAATTTTGTCAAGGAGTGTTTTCCTAACATGTTGCCATGAAGTTAAAAAAAGAAAAAATAATAGTAACGATTGGTGCGTTTGATCCTATAGAATTGTCTGATATCAATTTTTTAAAAAAAGCTAAATCAAAAGGCGATTGGTTAATCATCGGTGTACATTCCGACATATATCTAACAAAGTATGACAAAGGCTTCATTCAAAACTACAACTCCCGATCAGAAATCGTCAAACATTTAAAATTTGTGGATGAAGTTTTCATGTATAATGATACTGACGGTACTGCATGTCAATTACTCAAAATAGTACAAATGTGCTATCCTTATTCCGAAATAATCTTTATATCCAAAAATGGAGACAAAGAAACCTCGCCTGAAGGTAAAATGAAAGGCATCAAGTTCCTACTAATGAAATAATGGAGTTCATAAAATCAAATGACTAAGTTTGCTGGTAAATTCCGTAAAAATAATGATTACGGTGACGATTTTGAATTTGCAAAAAACTCAAGAAAGAAACGCAAATTTAAAGAACATGGCGAAATTAAGAAAAAGCTAAGACAATGGGAATATGAAAACCGCCATGAAGATGATGATCGTCATTACAAATATTGAAACAAAATAGTCCTTGACAATTCATTCATAGATTGATATAATGTAGTCTCATTGAGTGGAGATATCATTATGATAGTTTATGGCTACATTCGCAAATCAAAACCGAAGAAGTTGACAAAGGTGCAACAAGCTGAGTATGATGCATGGTGCCGTAAAGTTGGTATTGGTACTTCACCGAAAGTTACT